GGATGTCCGCTGAGTCAATTGTATCTGCAGCATCAATTGTTGCTGTTGTTGTGGCGTTACCACCAAAAATCTTATTGGTTCCAGCACGCAATGTTGTCATTGCTACGTCATCAATAGAATCTGCTAGGTTGAAAGCAATAATGTTTGCGATTGCTGGGTCTACATCAGCAAGGCTGAAGAGTTCCAGAGCGCGTGTTACCAACACAGAGTTTCCATACTCAGCAAGAGTAATAGAAACGTTAGTTGGTGTTGATAATGCTACTGAATCTGGGTCAGTTGTTTCTGTCAGAGGAGTAGTATTTTTAGCCAAGTCAACGTAACGTTGTAGAACAACGGTTGAGCCTGGGATTGATTGGCGAGCAGGTGTCTTATCTGCGACTGAACGAATTAGCGGTTCTGAACGAAGAGCAAACTCCAGTAAGCGATCATACGCTTGCTGAACTAGACCTGCACTACCAGAGGTACCGCCAAGAGTGGCGGAGCCTGTGCTTGTGAATGCATTAGCCATTTGTCACCTCCAAGGTGAGTTGTGAAATTACTATGTATTTATTGATGTTGAGAGTAGATAATTGAATGAAGTTCTTCTGCGGTTTCCGCATTATTAATTCTATTCAATAGATCATCTGCTCGGTCAGGGGTCATACCAAGTTGAGTAACTACATCTTGCTGTCGTAAGACTGCGCGATTTAGTTCCTTCTCTTCGTTTACCTCTGGCGCTACTAATCCAAACAAGTCTCCATTATCTTCAAGCCAGGTATTAACTGACTCTTCGCTAATATCATCCAAGTCTTTTAGGATTAGTCTTTGTGCCTTTGGATTGACACCCTTCTTTTCTAGGACCTCTTTGACTGTACGCTCACGCTGCGACTTGGATAATCCCTCAAGTTGCTCAGTGAGTTCTTTGATACGTTTTTCATCGTTGCGCTTGGCTTTCCGTAACTTTTTTAGTAAGTCACTTCCATCCATCTGCACTTCGTTGTCGGTATCTTGGTCGTCTTCGTCTTCATCCCAGTAGTTGTTGCTCATAGCAACCCACCCTTCTATTCGTTTGAATCGCAAGCCTCAGGTTCTAGTCGGGGAACTAGTCTGGCTCTTACTACCAGTCTTCTACGCTATGTGGGCTGGTGGGTCACATAGGATTCTATTTTATATTTGTCCTGCTGCTGAAGATTTCTTTAAGTAACTAGTTGAAAATGCACCTTGTGCTGCTCCAGATGAACCAAGGAATCTAGCAATTTCTTTAGCCTTTAGATTTTCTTCTCCTCGTTTTGCTGATGCAAGTCCTTTAATGGTTGCATCTTCTGCAAATGATTGGTCGTAAACAATTTTGTCTTCAGGTGATATTGAAGCAAGTTGTGCACCACGTGGTAATTTATCTGCTATTAATTCATAATCTCTTCGTGCAGTAGCCTGGTCAACACCAAGAGCAGCAAACTCTTGTGCTCTTGCAAGACTTATATCATTAAGACCATACTGTTTTGCGGCTGCTCCAATTTCACCAGTAGTAACTTTGCGTTCTATTTCAGGTAACTGTTGTGCTGGATTAAGGAAATAAGCAACCAAGTCAGCATCAGTAATTCCAGTGTAAAATCTTTTAAGTGTTGCCATAATGTTAGGGTCAGCATTTTTAACTCTGTCAACAGCAAGCGCTGCTCGCTTACCAACCTCAATAACAGAAACTCTATTAGCAATTAAAGTAGCAAACTGTGCTCTGTTTCCTAAATTACCCACACCATACTCATTTAGTTTTGCACCATAAGCATCTTCTTGATCTAGATAATCTGATTCACTGAGTCTATTAAAACCATTTTTAAATCTTAATTCATTACCAGCAAATCTTGCTTTATATGCATCTAGTTCACGCATATCTAGTAATGCTTGATTAGGACCAATTTTTGGATTAATTAAAGCACCAGCAAGATAAGCATTAATTTCTTTCATTTCTGTTTCATTGAAACCATAGTTTTTAATGGTTGCTTCAATCTCAGCAAATGCATCTTTTTTTTCATTAGCAAGTTTTGCTTCTGCTGCTAAAGCAGCCTGCTCTGCGTCATACTCTTCTCTTGTTTTAGTAACTGTTCCTTTTGGAAGTGGACCACCAATTTTACCAGTCTTGGGGTCATATGTTCGTCCAAGTTGTTTAGCCAATGCTTCATTAGAAGCAAACTGGTCTGTTACATCTTTATCAATTGCTGCTTGGGCTGCTGTATTTTCAGCAATAGTAGCAGCATTTGATGTTTCCATTTCTTTAAGACGTGCTTGAAGTTTGGTAATCATTGCTTGAGCCTGAGTAGCAACGCTTGCTGGAGATGTATTTTTTGCAGAAGTAGCAGCAGGAATAGTAATCTTCTGACCAACATTAATTTTGTTTATGTTAGTAATCTGTGGATTAGCAGCAGCAATCTTTGCAACAGTTGTGTTGTTAGCCTTAGCAATAGCAGATAATGTGTCACCTTTTACAACGGTTACCGTAGCCATTATCTATACACTCCCCACGTTTTAGCAATTGTATCTAAGAACCCAGCGGCTGCTTCATTTGCTGCTTTTGTAAAGCGCCATTCTGGTTTAGCACGTAGATTAAGAATGTAATCAAACGTATTTAGCATACCTTTTTCTCCAGTAATAGCAGACTGAACATCTTCATCAAAAATGTCAACAGAATTAGGTGCTAGTTCAAGTTGTTCTTCTTTTGTTTTACGAAAGTCTGCAGCCAAATCATTAACAGTTAATCCACTATCCAGGTATGAGGCAAGACCTTTGTATTTAGCCTTAGACATTTCAGACAAAGTTCTTTTTTGTTGGTCTAAACCAGACTTTGTATCTGTACCTACATCTACCCCACCAGGAAGTAAGGCTTCTTTAGAACGCTTAAGCATTATCTCATATGGCAATTGAATGCCATACTCATATGCGTATTCAGTTAACTTAGTATAGGTATCTCCAATGAGACCGCCAGATTCTTGCAACTTAAGTGGGTCAACTAAAGATATACCAGTGCTCTTAACTTTAGGGCTACCCTTAGTAATTAAAGCAAGACGCATTTCAAGTTTATCTGTCTCACCTAATTGCTGATAACTATAGCCACTTGAAAATGACTTGTTACCTAATGCATTAGTTGTACTGTAATAGATAGACTCTCTAAGTTTTTCTTCCTTAAGTAAGTCAGCCACATATTTTTCACGCAAAGCATTAATGTTATCTACTAATGTTGGGTCTCCAACATAGAGTTGAACCGTACGGTCAAACTCTTTTCGAGCATCTGCTTCAAATGTAAGAGAAGATGTACGCTGACCAGAACTGCTTTCTTCTGGAGTTAACTGTCTTGTTTCAATAAAACGTTCAGTCGTATATAGAGTTGGGAAAGGAGCAGATGGGCTAGTTACTAATGCGGTTGCATATCTAAATGCTTCATCATAGTTTCTGCTGCTATTATCACCAATTGCAGCCTTAATAGCATCACGAAAACCAACATCTGATTCTTTAATCGGCTGTGTAAGTGAACGCTCAAAGGCTTTAGTAGAAGGATAATATTGTTTAAGTTTTGATTTAGCATATTGATAGGCTTCTGGAGTATTAGGTATATTAGCCAGATACTCATTGATTGCTGAATCTATATCTTTAAGTTCAAAACCATTACCATTTTGCACAAGCGCAATAGGTACTGGTTGACGCGTTGAACCTGGAACTGTTTGCCCAACATATGCTTCGGTAGTTACGCCAGCCTTTGTTGATGATGGAACACGAGTAATTCGTCCATCTACAAATTTATTCCACTCAGTTTGCTTACCAGTTTGAATCTTTTCTAATTTAACATCAGTACTTGTATCGGGAACAGTGCCACTAGGATTACTGTTGTTATTTCCAACAATCTGAGCATTAAATCTTTTTTCTGCTTCAGCACTAATCTTCTTCTGGTCCCAGTTGGGATGCTGGTTAGAAACAATATCCATAAAATCCTGTAAGGTTTTCATTCACTTAGTCCCTTCGTAGGAATTTGATAGACTTCTTCTAGTAAAGGTTTAATAATTTTTTGATATGCTTGACCAGATGCATAGTTAGCACCTGCCAATTTGGTAAGATTGTTCATACCTTCTTCATACACCTTCTGTAAAGTTAGACCGCCATCGTTCAAAGAACGTATGTTTTCATCTTCAAATACAACTAACATATTTGTTGTTATGTTTACCATTAACTGTACGTTATCGCGTTGACCATATGGCAACTTACCCTTTATGTTTTTCTTTTCTTTAGTAACAAAATCAGGGTCATTAATCATTTGCTTTAACGCTGTAAAGCGAGACTTCATATCTGCTACATACTGAATTCTGCTAGTCTCTAAGGTATACTTCAACATAGGATTAGCGTTCTTTAATGCCTGTTGCTGTGCTTTTACTTCAGCCCATAGTGTTGCGCGATAGTTTACGTTGTTACGCATAGCGTTATTAGGATTAGTAATATCTGCGTTATACTTGCGTTCTAAGTCATAATACTTACCACGGTCTACTGCTGCTGTAAGTTCTTTGATATAACGATATAAAGGTGATGTCTGTGTACCATCAGCATTAACCCAAGGGTTGATGTTATCTGGAATAATCTCTGCAGCCTCTAGGAATCGCACAACATATGGGTCATATTCGCCTACATGTGGAGCAAACAGGAACGCAATCTCATTATAACGATTGATTAATTTAGGGTTATCCAGTGCCCAGTTCTTAGTATCTTTTGTATAGTTAATATAAGTCTTTGATGCTTTACTATTCTTGCTTACAGTAAAGATAAGTTTATCTGGGTAACTACCTACAAATAATGCAACTGCAGTTGATACTGGGTCCGTTTGTTGGTATCCCTCAATAGCGTTTACTTCAAGAACAGCACGTAGTATGTCGTTAAACTCTGCTCTAAAGCCGATAACATTAGCATCACGTAGCAATGGATTAACACCATCAACAGTAGTGCCTACTGGTATAGGAGATACTATATTCATACCTGCTTTAAAAGCAAGAATGTTATATGTTGAAATTGAAAGTCTATCAAGATACTTTTCTAACTTAGCAACATCAGTTGCATCTTGTGGTTCAAGACGGAAATCATCTGAGAACTGTAGATAAGCAGCAGCCTGTTGCACGCTTGTTGCCAACATACCAGCATCTACGCCCTTCATGTTTGACTCTCCTAGAAGTTTCCAGAAGTTTGTCAACATTGAGGGAACAAACGCACGTAAAGCAGTTGTATTATCACTTACTGGTCCAAGAATAATGTTATCAACTTCTTCTGCTATTCTTTTTTGCCCAGACATACCAAGAATTTGTTTAATAGCAAGAACAGATATAGCCATTGTCTCACCATGTAGTGATGGGATACCAGCACCCTCTGAATAAGAAGGGTTAAGCATTGAAAGATTAAGTGTAAACGCATTATACTCTGGTTGCTTATAAACTGAATCAAATCCTTCTTGCAATCCTTGTTTAACAGTGCCAATAGGATTAAATAACATATTAAGTGCTGGATTTACTACACGCCAAAGAACTCCATCATTTGGAAGCACAACATAGTCGTTTCCATTCTGGTCTGTATAAACATAACCAGTAGCATCCATAGCAATACCAAAGTGTCCAGCACGATAGACTGCTTTTTCAGGGTTATCTCTTAGATAACGAAACATACGTCTAAAGTAATCTTCCGTTGCACGGTTAAATCGTCCAACTCCACGCAGACCCCAAGCCAATTGGCTTTGGACTGCTGGGTTATCAGCGTACTTCATTACATCAGCAGCAGCATTACTACTTGCTTGTGTATGTATTACTAGTTTAGCCTGCTGTAAAGCATCATCTGCAGACATCTCAGGATTTGCTTTCATTAGTTGTTTTACATAATCATCTAATGCTGGCTTTAATTTATCTGATTGTTCAAAAAGTTTTACAAAAAAAGCATCTGCACGATAGATGTCGTTTATCTGACGGTCAATTATTTCCCAAGGAAATCTTGTCCACTTATCATAGCCTGATTTAACGCCAAGAGTTTTTCCAACTTCTTGCCATTCAATATCACTTAGAATTTCTTTAGCCTTCATGCCAAATTCTTGAGTAACATCTTCAAACTCAGCAAATGATAATTGTCGCACATGGTATGCAGGGTCAATCAACTGAGCCTCATATTTTGCAGCAGCAACAATTTCTTTTTCTGTAAAAGTTTTAAGTGCAGAACGATTCTTGTTACGTGTAGCAATTTTGGTAGCACCTTCTTCAATTTTAAACTTAATCATATTAAGTAAGTTTTCATTGAATACATCATCAGCACCGTGAAAAATTGTGTACAGTTCATCTCTTGCAGTACGAACAATTGCTTCCGCAATTTCTGCTGGGTTCATACCAGCAGCACGCATCTGTGATGCCTGTCTAAATTCACCTATAAAAGAATCAATTGCTTTCTTTGCTTTGGTTGTAGTAATAAGACCAGTCTTAGGGTCAACCGTACTTCTAGGTTTCCAGTTTCCAATACTATCTCTTTCAAAACCAATCTGAGACATAACATCATCAACATATGCTTCGCCATCATCGGCAGTACGCAGACCATTGTGCTTTATAAATGCACTTCCAAAGTCAACAACTGTTCCAAACATTTTATTAGTCCATGTGTTATTAGCAAAGTAACGCCAAAAATAACCATAGTGAGCCATTGTCTGGCTACTTTTACTAAGCAAAGCCATTTCAACTGTTTCAAATCTACCAGTTGCACGAAGATGAGCAGCATCTAATGCTTGGCTATAAACACTTTTGCCAAACATTTCTTCAATCATGCCACCTTCTACTCTATTGTTTCCAAAAGCAGCACCAATAGTAGAACCACTTGTAGCATTCATTGAATGTGAGTTTAATATTAACTCATCTTTAAGAACTGCTTTTTGTGCATCAGTTAATTTGCCACCAAAACGAGCAATTGCAATATCAGCAAGACGTTCTGGTGCTGTGTTACCCCAGAACTCATCTGCTGATACCCATTCCCTTACATCTATTACTCTGCCGCTAGGCAAAGTTTTAGTAGTAACAATCTCAACATCTGCTATTAAGGCTAATCTTTCTTCTGCTGTTATTGACCTATATGCAGCGCGCTTTCCAAGAAGCGCTCCTTTGGCCATACCAGTTGCTTTATCACTTGCGGTATACGCAGCCCAGACATTGCTTGCTGCTCTACCACGACCACTAAGAAAATTAAAGATTGCTCCATAACTGCTTGACATACCAGCAGTAACAATTTCATCAACAGAACCTTTGATACCAATTTTAGGAAATAGCATCAACAAAACCCATAGGTTGTTAACAAAACGAGCAGCAACATTATAATTAAATGAAGTAATTATTTTAATTGCATCTGTTTTGCGTGTATCGTATAATGCTTGATGGACTCGTGAAAAGTCCAACATACTAATACCTTTAGATAAATGCAATGGCTGTGAAGCACCTGGAGGCATTTTGTATGTGCCTTCTTTTACAAGATGTGCAGGTGTTATAATTTCTGATACTGGACCAAATCCACCATTCATACCAAAAGTTTCTTCAAGAATGTTTCTTTGTTCTGCAAGACCGTGTGATGTATTTGGTAAACCAATTCTATCCATATAAAACTTGTACATGTTAAAAAGCATATTAAATCTATCGTCAGGATTATGTGCAAGATATATTTCAGTCATCATATTAGCGGTTAATTTATCTCCACTAAGCACACGAGCAAAATCTCTAAACACAGGTAAAGATGATAAAACTTTATCATCTGCTGTTTGAATCATTACACCTTCTGGGTGTCTTGCTGCAAACTTAGCCCAAGTTCTTTGAAAAGCAGACCCTTGTTGCAATAATGTTCTAACTGTTTCTTTTAAAGCAGGGTCTCCTGCAACTGTACCAACAGGTGTTGTAACAGCAAATGCTTCTTCAATACCTTTAAGTCTGTCAGATAGTTTTGTGTCTGACATTACGCCATTAGGGGATGCCTTATCAATACCATTAAAAACTCTTTCAAATAAACCTCTGGCACCAGCAGTAATAAGACGTGTACTACGGTCAATCATTACGTGATTTTCACGATAGTAACCTATGTTATAAGTTCTACCACTTGTAATATGGTCAATCATTTCGCCACGTTCAAAGAATCTTTGCAGTGTATCCATATCTGTAACTGGAACTTCAACACCTTTAGGTCCAATAACCTTTGTTGTTAGCAGATGTTCAATAATAAAAGGGTTGTCGTATTCACCATATCTTGTCTGAATTTTAAACATAGCAACAGAAGCATCACTAACGTTATTTGATGCACGTGCCACGCGCAGGTCATTAATTGTTTTAACTAAACCTTCATGTGCGCTATAAAATCTTTTATCTGCAAACAAATCTGCTACGCGAATTTCGGCTGAAACTCCAGCCTTGCCTTGTGCAATAAACTTTTCACCTAGTGCGGCTGAAGCCTTAACTGCTTTGCTTCCACCCATAGTAACCCAAGATAATGGGTCTCCAATAAATTCATATTGAAACTGTGAAGGACCAGCAGTACTAACAAACTTTTGCTTAGAAAAAGGATTAGGATTTCTAATAAGCCATTTGCTACCATCTGGTGAACCTTTTACTTCACCACCTGTTAAAAGAGTTCCAAGAATATTTTGATTCATAAATATTCCGCCAATAACAATAAGTCCAAGTTTACCTTGATTTTTAGGCGGATGGTTAGTATTCATGTAGTTAGTAAAGTCATTACCAAAGTTATTAACCTTTGATTGAGCAAACTGAACTGCAGTCATATACTCAGCACCAGCATCAGTTAAAGGGTATTCATCACCTTTACCAGTAGCCTGTCCCCAAAGATAGGTGTTGTAATCATTCATACCTATAATTGCTTGTGAGATACCAGCCATTCCACCGTTAATGCCAAACTCACGTATAGCATCTCCAGGCTTTTTGCCTTCAAGTTGTGAACGCACAAGACCACCAAGTGCTACGCCATATTTTTCGTCTATTTCTTGTATGGACTCTTCACGCCAACTTGGTATTCCAGCCCAAGAATCTTTATAATTCTGTGTTGTTGTTACATATTCAAATGCTGCTTTTGGGTTAGTTACATTTTTACCAATGTTATAAACAGTATTAATACCAGTATAAACAACACCCATAGCAGCATTAAAAAAACCTTTAAATGGGGAAGCAAATTCGCCAAGTGTTCCTTCAAGAAGAACACGAGCAGTACTTTTATCTTCTTTCATATAATCTGATTCAGGATAAAGTCTTTCTAGACTTATCTGCAAATTTTTATCTAGTTTTCTAAAGTTTTGTCTAGCCCTAGATGTATCAGAAATCTTTAAAAGTTGAGAATGTTTATTATTTAAATACTGAGTTTGTTGTGCAACAACTCTATCGGCAGCACTAGGATTTCCAGCCTCGGTTGCTGCATACATAGTAGGGTCAGAGTCAGCAAGATTAGGATTATAGTTTGTTGTTGTTTTTTCCAACACTGGTGGAAAAATAGAATTATCATTTACTTGGTTAAAAGACAATGGTTCTACCGATTCAATCTATTATAGATTGCCTCAAACTTACCAGAAGTATCAAACTTCATAACATTAAAAATTGTATTTTGAATAGTTGGGGCTACTAAAGCCCTATTAACTTCTGGTGTATATCCAGGTCCTTCTCCATAATTTGCACCAGCAGATATTGGTTCATCTGGAAATGCAGTAGGAGAATTTAAATCCATATTTAATGAAGGCGTAGAGTATCCACTAAAAAGGTCTGCTCCACTTTGCTGTGCATTAATCTCGCTATTTTTACCATAATTAAAACCTGTGTATTTTTGTCTTGGTTGCGACATTGCATCAACGGCTCCGCCGTCAGTACGTTGAGAAAGTGCACCTGGTCCTGAAACTGGTGCTGGATTGCTAGGCTGTTGATAACCACCTCTTTTTTCAACCATTACTCGTCCTCCTCATCCATGTGTTTTCTAATATCATCTATTGTTGGTGTTGATTGCATCCACTCAGGATACGTTTCTTTTGCAGAAAGAATATACAAAGCGTTATCAACCGTAAATCCTGCTCTACGCAATGATTTATAAAATTCGTGTAACTCAATTGCGTATTGGTCTAACTTTGAGTAACCTTCATCAGCAACTGTTTTAACCCTTGTGGTTCTCTTGCGAGGTGTTGCCATGATTTACTCCTTAAATTTGTCGTTGCCTGCTAGTTCTTACTGCTGACTGTGCTTTTCCTGAACCAGTTAAACTACTTAAAAGCGTTTGTAAATCTGGTGGTGGTCCTTGTTCTTCGGGTAAAGCGCCTCCCACTGGCGCTGCTTCAGGAGCAACGGGGACAGGCTGCTCAACTGTTTGTTCAGCGCCAGCAGGAGGAACTTCTTGCTGCGGAGCAAAGGTTTCTTCTATCGCGTCCTCTAATGCTTGTCCCTTTTGACGAGCCTTTATTACCGCAGCAATCTTACGAACTACCTGTGAAGCATCCTGACCTTGAGTAGCCATCTGTGGAATTGCTTGTGTGTATGCCGTAAGTGAACCAAGGAGTGCTGAACGCATCTCTTCAATTTCAATCTTTTCTAATTCTTGTGTAACGTTAACAGTAAATGGTAATTCTCTCATAGCCATATCTCGGCTGATGAGTTTTCCTCCAAGTGCTTGAAGCATAAAGATAAGACCCTGTGCTGGATTAAGACCAGCAAGCATACCGTAACGAACATCAGCGGAATGGTCGCCCTTGATGTCTTTAGTTGGCTTGTAAATAACCTCATAAGGTGAACCTGAATCTACTCCACGAATTGTTTTTTCTTCTGGGTAAAGCATTTCATCTACACAAAAACAAAGACTAATAATGTCCCTAAGTGTTGCAGCAAAGATTGCTTGTGCAGATTTAACTTGTGTGTCAAAGGCTCCCATAAGAGCCTGTACACCCTGACCAGTAACAATAGAAGCATCTATGTTTCCAGTACGAGATTCAGGATAACGTGTACCAACACGCAGTTCTTGATTAAGAACTTCTTGTTCGGTAAAAGCACCTGATGGAATGTTAAGTTCTACGCGGCGCACACCTGCTGGGTTGGCTGTACGAATAACCGCATCTCCACCAAGCATAAGTTCTTGTACATCTTGTGGTAGTACGATAGGTGCTTGAACAGACTTTTCTGCTGCTTCCATTGCAAGTAATGCAAATCGGTTACGCAGCAATTGAATGCCAAGTACATCATCAAACTGTCCACGCATTTCACCATCAATAGATGGCTTACGTGCGACAACAACCATCATCTTACCAAGTGGGTTTTCCGCTTGAGAAAGGACTAGGTTGTTTCTACGCGGTACATAAATTATAGATTGGTCTTTATCGTAATAACGAACCATCTCAATTTGTGTATTAAGGTCTTGGTCATAACCTTCTTCTCCAAGAAGTTGTCTATCATACTCTGGGAACTGAGATACTAGTTCGCCAAGTGTCATAGAGTACCGCTTAGCAAATGCCACACAACGTCCATAGCGGTCAAACTCTGGGTAAGCCCCAATTGGATTTTCTATGCGAATACGCGGCAGTCTTGCTTCATCGTCTAATTCAATAATGAAAGGGACGAATCCATATGTTAGATACCAGTCAGCACCTGAGTACATTTGTACTGCTAAGTCTGAGTGTTGGAAATAGTTAGAGGCAATACGAGTACGCTTGTCAGCAAAACTACGAGCACGATCAGATACTTGATTGGCTGCAGAACAATTAACCGCTGGAAGTGGAGCCATAACTTCAGACAAGTCACGTGCAACAATGTCAACAAAGTTTGCTACTACGTTAGCATCTACGCCTTCTGGAAAGAAGTTAGGATATACCTGAGCAATCTTTCCTTTACGTACTGCAAGTACGTCAAGGTTACGCGCATCACGTTCGTGATTGCGGTAACGAAGGGAGTCAACCCGTGCCGTTACCTGCTCTATTGTTAATGCCATTATTGTCCTAACGATTAAAGGAA